GTGAACGACGGCAACACCGTCGTCTGGGTACAGATACCGACGTAAGGGACGGACATGGCAAGCACATACAGCAACATCAAAATCCAGTTGATGGCCACGGGTGAGAACAGCACTACGTGGGGTGACGTCACCAACATCAACTTGGGCACGGCGATTGAGGAAGCCATCGTCGGGTCGGCAGATGTCACCTTTGCCAGCGCGAACGTCACCCTCACCCTGTCGAACACCAACGCCTCGCAGACCGCGCGCAACATGCGCTTGCGCTGCACCGGCACGACTGGTGGCTCAACCCGCAACCTCGTGGTCCCCAGCATTGAGAAGCCGTACATCGTCGCCAACGACTGCGCGGATTCGATCCTCGTCAAGACTGCTGCGGGTAACGGTATTACTGTCCCTGCGGGCAAGACCATGTGGGTCTACTCCAACGGCACCGATGTGGTGGACGTCACCACCCACCTGACGTCCCTGACGCTTGCCACGGCGCTCCCGATCCTCTCAGGCGGCACGGGTTCTAACACTGCCTCGGGCGCGCGGACCAACCTCGGGCTGGGCACAATCGCCACCCAGAACGCCAACGCTGTCGCCATCACTGGCGGCTCGATCACCGGCATCACCGATCTCGCTATCGCTGATGGTGGCACGGGGGCTTCGACGGCTGCGGATGCGCGGACCAATCTCGGCCTCGGCGCGCTCGCCGTCCTTTCTTCGGTCAACAACTCGAACTGGTCGGGCACCGCCCTTGTGGTGGCTAACGGTGGTACTGGGGCTACGGATGCTGCCGGTGCGCGCACCAACCTCGGCCTTGGTTCACTCGCCGTCCTCTCGTCGATCAACAACTCGAACTGGTCAGGCACTGCGCTGTCCATCGCCAACGGTGGTACGGGCGCTACTGATGCAGCTACGGCTCGCTCCAACCTCGGCGCGGGTACGGTTACTTCGGTTGGTGGTACTGGCACAGTCAATGGCCTCACCCTTACAGGCACCGTTACTGCTTCCGGCAACTTGACCCTTGGCGGCACGCTCTCTGGCGTCAGCCTCACCACGCAGGTCACAGGTACGCTCCCCATCGCCAATGGCGGCACTAACGCTACTACAGCGGGGCAGGCGCTGACCAACCTCGGCGCGTATCCGGCCTCGAACCCCAACGGCTACACCAGCAACGCAGGTACGGTCACTTCGGTCAGCGGCACTGGCACGGCTTCCGGCCTGACCTTGTCCGGCACGGTGACATCCTCAGGTAACCTGACGCTGAGCGGCACGGTGAATAGCCTCGCCGCAGGTACATATGGGATTAGCATCAGCGGCAACGCTGCGACGGCCACGACTGCCAACGCGCTCAACACGGGCAACACCTATACCGCTGTTGGGTACGTCTCCACGCAGACTTCTGGAACGGCGCTGCAAGTTGGCGACAACTCCGGTATCCGCAACTTTAGCAGCACGGGACAGGCGGTCTATATCGACGTCGCGGGGGGTGGAACTACTCCCGGACAGATTATCTTGCGAAATACGAACGCCTTCACCGCTATGGCGATCTTCGGTGGTAGCGGAACCCAGTTGACCTCGCTGGGCGTCGGGACAGCGCCGTCTGGCACTGCGGGCGAAATCCGTGCGACCAACAACGTCACGGCCTATTTCTCGTCGGACGCCCGCCTCAAGGAGAATGTCGCGGATATCCAAGGTGCGCTCGATGCGGTGACTGCCATTGGTGGTAAGACCTTCGACTGGACCGATGCTTACATCGCGCAGCATGGTGGGTCGGACGGCTACTTCGTCCGCAAGAGCGACTTCGGTGTCATCGCGCAGGACGTGGAAGCTGTGTTCCCGCTGGCCGTCCGCACACGCGAAGATGGCACGTTGGCCGTTGACTACGAGAAGCTGGTGGCTGTTGCCTTCGCGGCCATCGCGGAACTTCGTGCGGAGGTCAATGAGCTTCGCCAGCAGGCTGTCAAGGTGGTGAAATAATGCCTCTACCGACTAGCGGCCCGCTGTCGCTCAACGACATCAAGGGAGAGTTCGGAGGCCCAACGTCTCCGTCCCTTGGCGACTATTACGCTGGCGGTATTTACGTCCCCGCTGGCACCACGGGCACGAACGGCCCGGTGCCCTCATCCGGCCCGATCAGCATCTCGAACTTCTACGGTACGAGTGATATTCCCCCTCTCACGGTTAGCATTAGGTCTACTCTATCTCGCACTGTATTTGGTTCAGGTAGCTCAGGTCTGGTGGTCACGAACAACAGCCCCAACACGACCGTGGCGGGGGGTGTCCCGCCCTACACCTATTTCTGGACTATGATCGCCGGTTTTGGGGATATGGCGATAAGCAGCGCAACAGCGCAAAACCCCACGTGGTCTGCGGTTGTTGATGAAACGGCTCCGCTAACAGAGGAGTGGATTGTTACAGTTACGGACAGCGCCTCTACAATTGCCGAGTCAAACATCATGACGATCACGCTAACCTACGTACAGATTTAAGGGAAAGCGCCGTGGCCTTCATCAAGCTCCAGTTCAAACCCGGCGTCAACCGCGACCAGACCGACTACTCGAACGAGGGCGGCTGGTACGAGTGCGACAAGATCAGGTTCCGTTCGGGCTACCCCGAAAAGATCGGGGGCTGGGTCAAGGTAACGCCGACACCCTTCGTGGGCGTGTGCCGCCAGATGTGGAACTGGATCACCTCGTTCAACGACAACTTCCTTGCTCTTGGCACCGACACCAAGGTGTATATCGAGAACGGCGGTAACTACTACAACATCACTCCGTTCGGTGAAGCGCTCACAGGGTCGAACACCTTTGCGGTGACCAGCGGCTCGGCTGACGTCACGGTGACCACAACCACTGCACTTCCTTCGTGGGTCGTGACCGGGGAGCCTGTTCTTGTAGCGGGCTTTGTCTCGCCGCTCGGTGGCATCCCTATCTCTGAACTGAACGCAGTCCACACGGTCACTAAGCTCGGGGCGAATAGCTTCAGGTTCACCGTTGCTACCCCGGCGTCTTCGACCACTTCGGTCAGCGGCGTCGGCTTCACGGTGCAGCCTGAGATCGAGCCGGGGAACGCCATCACAGTCCAAGGTCTCGGTTGGGGCGCGGGCACGTGGGGACGCGACGCATGGGGTCTCGGTACCACTTCCGGGGGGATTAACCTCCCTCAGCGCGACTGGTGGTTCGATAACTTCGACAACGATCTTGTGATGAACATCCGCAACGGCGCACCTTACTGGTGGGTCCGTGGGCTGACAGACGACCCCCGAAGCGCACTGGGGACGCACGCTATCACCCTGCAAGATTATGCGACCGGAGAGGGCTACGCTGCCAGCGCGGTGCCAATCAAAGTCATGCAGTTGCTGGTATCGCAGCAGGACAAGCACCTTGTAGCGTTCGGAGCAGTGCCATTCGGTTCCACGAACCCCGCTGACTTTGATCCGCTTCTGATCCGCTGGGCTGACCAAGACACCCCGGGCGATTGGACCCCGAGCCAGACCAACACCGCTGGTGACCTGCGCGTCTCGCGTGGTTCGCGTATCGTGCGCGCTCTGCCAACTCGTCAGGAAATCCTCGTTTGGACCGACACCAACCTCTATACGCTCCAGTTCCTCGGCACGACTGACGTCTTCGGGCTTCAGGAGTATGCGGACAATATCTCGATTGCGTCCTCTCGTGCGGTGGCGTCGGCTGCCAACATCACCTACTGGATGGGGCAGGACAAGTTCTACGCCTACACGGGCCGCGTCGAGACGCTCCCCTGCACGCTGCGCAACCACGTCTTCAAGAACCTCAACTACAACCAAGCTGACCAGATCGTCTGCGGCACCAACGAGCAGTGGAACGAGGTGTGGTGGTTCTACCCGACTGCCGACAGCGAGTACAACAACGCATATGTGGTCTATAACCACCTAGAGCGCATCTGGTACTACGGCACGATTGACCGCACGGCTTGGCTCGATACGCCGCTGCGGCAGTACCCGCAGGGGGCTAACACTTCGATTTCGGTCAGCGGAAGCACCGTCACCACTGGCCCCGGCTTCCTCTACAACCACGAGGACGGCCTCGATGACGATGTGCTGCCTATGGACAGCTACATCCAGTCGTCGGACTTTGACCTCGACGATGGCGACCAGTTCATGCTGACGCGCCGTATCCTGCCGGACGTCGGCTTCGAAGGCTCGACCGCTGCGGCCCCTGAGGTCACCCTACAGGTGCGCCCGCGCAACTTCCCCGGCAGTGCGTTCAGCGCTGACCCGGCTGATACGCAGCGGGTTATCGAGACCCCGGTGGGGGTCTACACCGATCAGGTCTTCCTGCGTGCCCGGGCACGTCAGATGGCGCTTAAGATCAGGTCGCAGAACCTCGGCGTCCAGTGGCAGCTTGGTGCACCTCGGCTCGATGCGCGCCCTGACGGGAGGCGCTGATGGCTCTCGACAAGTTCCGGGCCGCACCACTGCCCAACCCTCCGGCGCAGTACGACCCGCAGTTCGTGCGGCAGCTTATCCGCGTTCTGGAGACCTACTTCTCGCAGCTTGACTCCCGCGCCGCGAACAACGCGGAGCAGTACAGCGCAGACCGATTCATTGGAGGTAGCTTCAGCGGAACTGAGATCGACGCCACATCGGTTAACGCTACCACCCTGAATGCGGTGGCAGCGAATATCGACACGCAGGTCTCTGACCGCATCTTTGCCGACTACCTCAACACCTATGCGCACCGGAACGGCAGCCAGATTTCCGACCGGCTTATGGTGCAGGACGTCTACGCTGACTTCCTCTATGGGGACGGGCGGTTCGTATCGGTGCCTTACAACCAGCTAACGAGTAACCAAGACCAGACTGCTGCTAGCGTGGCGGTTGCTTATGCGCTCACTCTCAATACTGACGAGTTCCCCAACGGCATCTCCATCGTCAGCAACTCGCGCATCACCTTTGCGCAGCAGGGCATCTACAACGTGTCCTACAGCATCCAGTTCAAGAATACGACTAACGACCAGCAGGACATCGACATCTGGCTGCGGTACAACGGGACTGACATCCCCAACTCCAACAGCCGGTTTACCATCGCGGCACGTAAATCTGCGGGTGACCCCTCGCACCTTATTGCTGTGACGCCCATCGTGGTCGATATCCCTGCGGACAATGGCTACATTGAAATTATGTGGCGCGTCCAGAACATAGGCGTGTCCATTGAGCACTTCCCAGCCGTTGCTGCCAGCCCCGGTGTGACCCCTGCGATCCCGGCTACGCCGTCTGCGATTATAGGTATTACACATGTCTCGGCACAATTCCCGCCAGTAACGCGGGTTGCACCACTTCCGGTCTTTGGTTTTGGGCAAGTTGGCGCTATAAGCGTAGTCACAAGGTAGGAAATCCCGATGAACGTTCAGGCTGCACCGCCAACATATACCCCGGTAGGGGCCGGTCAGACTCCGATGGGTAACCCGCCCGTGCTTGGTCAGCAGGTTCCGGGCATGTCTGGTGGTCTGCCTGCGCAGGGTGGTCTCTCGGTCCTAGCCAACCCGTTGGCCCAGCAGCTTCAGAGCATGGGGCGCGGCGATGACAGCGTGCTCGTCCACATGACCCCCGAGGAGGTCAACAGCCTCCAAGGGCTGGCCATGGCAGCAGGCGGTTCGCTCACCATCAACCCTGATACGGGTCTCCCTGAAGCGTTCTTCCTGAAGAAACTGCTGCCGACTCTGCTGGGCGTTGGTCTGGCCGCTACGGGTATCGGTGCACCCCTTGCTGCTGGTATTGTAGCTACAGGCTCTACTGCGCTGACGGGTAGCCTCCGGAAGGGGCTTATGGCTGGCCTCGGTGCGTTCGGCGGCGCTTCGCTTGCTGGCGCTGCGGGTCTGGGTGGTGCGATCTCGAAGAACGCGTTCGGCGCGCTAGGGGCCAAGCCGGGTGTTCTAGGGGCTAATATGGGTGCGGGGGCCACTACGGCTAGCAGTGCTCCGGCTCTAGGTAAGGCTGCTGAAGGCTCGGTCCAAGCTGCGTTCGATACTGAATTTGGCGCTAAGGCTCCGGGCTTCTTTGGTAAGTTTGCTCAGACGGCGAAGCAGGGTCTTCCCGGCGGTATGATTGGTAAGGCAGCCGCCCCGATGGCGGGCCTCGGCCTCCTCAGCACGCTGAGCGATGCTACGACTCCTTCGGGTATGCGGACCCCCAGCGGCCAGATCGACAATTCCTATCAGGGTCCATACACCGCGCAGCAGCGCAGGCCGGTGTTTGCGGGTACCACCGAGGATATTCTTGCGGGTGATGGGGGGCAGCAGCAGTTCTTCGACATTGACCAGCCGGAAATCCGGAACATGCAGGGGCAGGTGGTTCAGCCGGGGTCGCACACTGCACGGGGTACGCCAATCTTGCAGAGCTACTTGCTGCCCCCGTCGAAGAAAAAGAACGCCCCGATGTACGGCTTCCGTACGGTGCCCTTTATGGGTCGCACCGAGGAAGAAGAGCAGGCCATGGGGATGCCGTATATGGGTCTCAACCCCGCTATGCAGCCGGGCTACGCTGATGGCGGCGAAGTCAAACTGGCTGACGGGGCCTTTGTGGTTGATGCGCGCACGGTGTCGGAACTGGGCAACGGCAGCAGCAACGCTGGGCATGAGCTTCTTGCCCGTATGGGGGGCAGTCCGGTCCGGGGTCCGGGTGATGGGGTCAGCGACTCCGTCCCAGCCCGGATCGGGCGTGACCAGCCAGCCCGCGTGGCCCGCGATGAAGTTGTCTTCTCACCTGAGGCTGTGCGGCGTGTTGGTGGCGGCAACGAGAAGCGCGGTGCCCAGAAGCTCTACGCGCTTATGGAGAAGGCCCATAAGGCCCGGCGCAAGTCGGCGCGTGGTAAGGATACCAAGCTGCGGAAGGGTCTGGCCTAATGGAAGTCAGCCTCGTTCCACCTGAGCTTGTTGATGGTCTGTGGTCGCGGGTGTTCCCGCACCTATCCAAAGCAGCCGAGTATACCTTTGGGCGTTACGAACCCGAAGACATCCTAGAGGCCGTGCTT